GTGGAGATAGATGATATCATTAGACACAACAACCTTACCCTTTGAGTGAAGGCTTGGTCCAATCATCACAGAGAAGTAACCAATAAGTTTACCAGAGTCTCTTGCTGTAAATACTAATAGATTGCCACTCTCTTCTAGGAGGTAATACAAATCCCAATCTGGATCGAAGGGGTAAGCATCTTTGTCGTGGTACATCTCTTCCCAGTCTAGGTAAGCCAAATCTATTACGTCTGGCACTACCTTGACCAAAGGTTCTTGTTGGTAAGTAATGGGCATGTCGGGAAACCCTTATTGTTTAACGGTTCTTCCCCAAAAGATTTCTCTGTTCTGAAGGGAAACAATATATTCAAGTCCCCTATCACCGGGATATCTTGACTTCTGATCTTGGTCTGTAAACCGTCTCACGGTTGGCCGTTCAAGCTTAATAAGGACGTTCTCAGCAGTAACAGAGACTGTACAAGTAGCTGCCTCTTCTACTATGTTCATTTGGTCTAGTTCACCAGCGAAGATTTCCACATAATCAGAGGGGCTACTGGTTACACCAAAATAAATCTTGCACAGTCTTCCTTGGAAAGGCTCATCAAGAGCCAGCGACAAGATAGATGAAGGAATGCCACTAAGAGTGAGGGTAGCACCTTTAGCTTCAATCTCTGTAGTCTCTTCTACACTAGAGACATTAAGCAAGGAGCCTACACCTAGATAGGTCTTAGCACCAACAACCAGTTCACCATAACCAGTCCAAAGATAAACAGTTTCGCTCTGAAAGTATAGGTCAATAGCAAAGAAAGGCTCTACAACTTTAGCGTTAATAGCGTTAGTAAGAGCTACAGTGAGGGACCTACTCATAGCGCCTCCACACAGTCAAAGGTAATTCCATAGGAACTAATATCATTGATCTGCCACTGAGTGATATTCTCTTTTAGTCGGAATAAGCCTTTAGTGTTTTGAATTACAACAACAGAATTGTCAGCAGGGGCAGTCCTGATATTGGGCCAGATATCTAGTGTAGCGCGGCCCACGCCGCTTGAATCAGTGACAGTTAGGACTTTGTGAAGTGTAGCACTTGAATTAGACCCAAGCTGAATGTAATCACCCGGTAAGAAATAGTTTGTTCGGCTAAGGGGTAGCCCATCAATAAGCAAGATGTTGCCAGTCTGATTAGCCCCATTAACAACAGGAACACCGGGAAATGTAGCAGCAGCACCTTGAGGGACCACACAGTTAGGATCACCAAGAAGGAAAGTTCCAACCTGTCCCTTAAGGCTCAAGAGGAATGCCACCCAATACTCAGCATCTTGTCTTTTCATGGGTGGCAAACTGATAGAGGCACTCCACCGTTGACCGGGATGGGCTACAACTTGCTGTTGGTAAGTGAATGGAGATTGACTAATTGCTACAGCATTCTCAGCAGAGAAGGTAATATTGGCAATCCCAATGTTAGTCGGGGTACTCAATGGATAGGCTATTGCCATAATGTTTCCTTACTCAGCGAAATGCAGCGGCCATCTGACCACCACGTTGTTTAGCATCAATCACAGCAGCCTTTGTTGCATTAGTGATCTGTGGGATCATCTTGGCTACCTCTTGACGAACCATAGCTGCATCGCTACCTGTCACTGTGATGTTGTTCTGGACAGTGATACCACCAGAACCAGCCATAGCACCAGAGGTCTGGTTAGCATTGACCACAGTACCAGAGTGACGGGGTACAACAAGCTCAGGGCCATTCTCACCAACGAGGTAAGAGCCACCAGCCATCATGGAACCACCAGAGGCTCGGCCACCACCAGTCAGCCTACCGGCTTGTGCATTAGTGAAGCCACCGCCACCAGTGAGAGCACCAGTAATGCCACCAACCAACCTCTGTACAACAAGAACTCGGAATAGCTCTTCAATGATAGCAGCAGCCATACTCCTGAAAGCTTCCCCTACAGTCTTAGTGCCTTTGACCATATCCACGAAGCCGTCTTCAAGAGTTCCATTTACGGTTTCAACAATACTCTGTCTCTCTTTTTCGACTTCAGTAAGTTTTACAGTCAGCTTAATCTCTTCTTTAAGACGAGCGGAAGAACCTCCGCCACCGCCAGTGGATGCCGTGCTAAATCCACCAGCACCACTAGAAACAGTACCGAATGGGTTAGGTGTGTACTGAGCCATAGCAGCACGAGCTACACTATCCATCCCACCAGAAGGAGCTTTACCGCGAGGGGTTGCTGTTCCGGGAATTACATAAACACCAAATTTAGCGTATGCGTCAGCCATCTCCAACACTTTACCAAGCAAACCTTGAAGGGCAGGCATAGCATTAGTAAAAGGTTTACTTAAATCAACTTCAGAAATGCTAACAATCAGGTCATGTACTAAGGTGGACTGCTCTTTGGCTTTCTCAACTTCTCCGACAAGTTTTTCATTTGCATCAAGTTCTTTTTCTTTTGCAGCAAGAAGGTCTTCAATAACTTTTAACCTATCGTATTCAGCAAACAAAGCACTACGGATATCTTGTTCAGAGGATTTGTAGACCTCTTTGATATATGCTGTTTCTTCAGCAATATAGGCGAGGATATCTCTTCTTTCTGCTTCAAGCTCTTTGGCCTCAAGGATAAGCGCTGCTTGTTCAGGAGTTACTCCGAGCGTAAGCGATTCCAGTTCAACTTTAAGACTTTGAGTAGAGGCTTTCAGATTATCTAGAGCTTCCTTAAAAGAGTTCACAGAGTCCTTAGCTTGCAACGCTCTTTCATTAAAAGCCAGAAAGGCAGTTGTCACAGAGATACCGATACCTATAATGGCACCAGCAAGACCCGGAATAAGACCAGCTAACTGTGTGGCCTGTTGACCAAACGCTACAAAAATGCTAGTGCCGGATTGCATCTGTACAAAGAAGTCACCAACTTGATAACCGACTTGTTGTGCGTAAAGCCCGAAGTTGTTTAAGCCACGAGAGGTTTGGTTGACATGCTGCGAGAATCTGTTTCCAGAAAGGGTTGCATTATCTTGAGCAGAAGTAAACTGATTAAACTCAGTTTGTAGCTTCTGGACCTCTGTCTGATACTTACCAATAGAAAGAATACCAAATTGGTGCGCTCTTGTAAGGTCAGCTAACTGGCTCTCATAAAGCTTTGTGGCATTATACACACGGTCATATTTGGTAGCAAGCCTATCAAGTTCACTCGCTATAGCAGAGGAACCAGCACCTTGACTTACAGCGGACGGGCCACTAACACCCAGTTGTTGATTAAAAGCGTCTTGATTTGCCCTAGCTGTCTTCATAGCTTGGGCTTCTTGTTTACGGAGTTGCTCAGTAAAAGCAGACGCACTCTGTTCCGCAGACTTGTAAGAGTTAGTAATCTTCATGTTGTTGTTAATCAGATTACGCAAAGCAAGAGAAGTCTTAGTGATATATTGTTCATCGCGTTGGGATTGTTTTGCTGCTCTCTCAAAAGCTTGCATAAAGATAGAGGCAGACTTTGAGGCTGAATTAAAAGAGTTGCCAAGCTCCTGAAGCTCTTGCTTCGCGGATCTTATTTGAGAACTGTTAACTGTGATATCAATATCAGCCATGTTTATTCACAACCCTCAAGTAAACTGCGTCTAGTCTTTTAATAGCGCTCACCTCCCAAGGAAGTAAGTAGTTATTTGTTAGTTGTTGCCAAGCAAGTATATCTTGGAAACTTAGGGGTAAGGGTCCATTGAAACCTTGACCACGGCCTTGATTGAGCAACAAAAAAGCAGCCCAGACATATTCCAATAACTCTGGGAAAGGTGTTCCCTGTAGAGCCAATGGAGTGCGTCCAGACTGCCTTTCTACTTCTTCTAAGTGCTGTCGTTCAGTCACACCGTCTTTGTCAGGAATAGAGAGTTTGAAGTTCCACTCTGCATACTCCTCAAGATCAAGGATCAGACTTTCAAAAAAGCGGAGTAATCCTCTTGTGCATCCAAGACTTGTTGTTTCAACCAAGAAAGTTTGGAGTACAAATCCACAGCTTCTGCCACAGAAAACTTAGGTGACTTGCCATTAAGCTGGATGTTCCAGTCCTTAGTGGTCTTAGCCAGCAACTCAAGGGTAACATTCTCCAACTCTTCAGCAGTGAAAGTTACTCGTTTTCCTTTGGAAGCTTTCTGGATACGCTTGTTCGTTTGCTCGTGAAGGACAGCTTTGTATTGACCCGAGTGGGGTGCATACACAGTGATAGTCATCTCCTTACCGTCATCCTTGACAAGAGGCTCATCAGTGATGGGGTGCTTTACAACAACGGAGATAGTGTCATCAGTAGGGATAAGTGCGAATAGATCGGCCATGTCGGGTGGTCCTATATTAAGTCGGGATTAAATTAAAGCGGATAGCAAGACTCCCGACAAGCCTCACTATCCTAGCCCCGCAGTGAAGCGAGGATCAGTTTAGACCGAGCGGGTCAATTCAATGTTTGTAGCTTCAACAGTATCATAGAGTGCAACAAAAGGCATCGTGATGATACGGGAAGTTGGATTGTCAACAGGCACATCAGCACCGTTAATCTTCACACGGGGGAACAACCAAGTATAGTCCGAAAGACCCGTGGGATCATCAACAACAACCTGAAGGCCAGTGGCCGTCTCATTGATGAAGCGATTGATCAGCGTAGCGTCTTCGAAGTAGGCCGTGATGGTTCCCTCAACAGTTGCCATACCATACTCAAGTTGTGGTGTAGCAGAAGAGCCTACAACAAAGGTGGGGGCAAGTGCGTTATTGATGGTGAAGTCGATACCAGTCACAATGGCAGCAGTAGTAAGGGTGCCACCAGCAGTACCAATGGACAGAGCACCAGAGTAAGAGTCAAAAGGCTGGTTAACCGAAGAGGCAGTCTTTACAGCATCCACAGACGTACCAGAGATGGTCATGTCTTTACCAACCATGCTGAACGTACCCGTAACCATCTGGTTAGGACGAATGGATACAGCAAGAGACGATACAGCCATACCAGTGAACAGACGGAACTGAGTGATATCCGTAGCTGCATCTTCAATAGAGAAGAACTTAGGGGTCGTCCCAACTTTCAGGACGTTGGTTGCAAAAGTATTGAAGAAGGCACTCTCAAGGAACAGGTCATAGTCGCCCTTACGAAGATCAACAGTGATATCCCCAGCAACAGAACGGTTGCCATGACGATCAGTCCGAAGCATACGATCAGGTTGGATATCGTTACCAGTCACACGCTCTTTGGTCAGGTTCAGAGTGTGGGTGGTGTAAGGGAGTTGGACCAGAGACGGAGTTGCAGGAGTGGTTCCAAACGTAACTTCAGGAACATAGGAGAGGCCAGCGCGGCTACCTTGAGAGAAGGGCATATTAAGTTTCCTTTATCAGCTATAAATGTACCATGCGATTGTCACAGGAGTACAGTAGAAAGGGGAGTCAAGGAAACTTGTCCTGACTTCAGAGTAGTCGATTGATACAATAGTGGGATTACCAAGGAGCAGTCTATCGCCACTCTCTAGAAGGATATCATCGCCACCCTCTAGAAGTATTGCATCTGTTGGGTTAGTGTAGAGGACATCTGTAGTTGCATTAAAGCGATCAAGAAGTAGGTCAGCAACATCGTAACCAGCACCGGGACCCATTCCTTCAGGGGTACAGATCAAGATACTGTAGAGGCCATCGTACCTCTGTTGTGGATTTAAGCCTCGTACAGCGGGTCTACGAGAAGTTGGCACTAAGTCCGCTTTGATGAACGAGGTGCCTGTTGTAGGCTCATATGGGACGTTCTGACGGGCAATAGCAGGGATACCCACAGTTCCAGAGAGGTGAGTGTCAAGGCAAGCTCTGATATCATTGATGATTGTCATTGACTACCTCTAACTTGATTGATGGCATCTTGTAGATGTAGTTTAGAACGGTTTCTTACAGAACCATAAACATGATAACCGTGTTTATATTCAACTACGTTTGCATGAGGTGCATTGTTGGTCATATAGACGATAGTTTGATCGTTAGGTATAGCAGCAATATCGCTTGCTAACTGGCTCAAAGCTTCTGTTGCTTTAGCGTTAGGGTCTTGACGCTTTGGCTTGTTGTCAGAAGTCCTAGATCGACCTGCACCTCTTGTCGTTGTGATAGAGTGAGAGGTAATGTAGGCACCTGTGTCAACAAATGGCTTAGAAGAGTTAACCAAATCTTGAGCAACTTTATGAAGAAAGATATCTCTAACTTCGTCTAAATCTTCCTCAACCTTCTTGATAAGAGCCGTCAGTGAGCGTTGAACCATTTCATTCTCTCACTTGCAACAAGTAACACATAGTGTTAGTAGAAGACTTAATCTCCATAACCCTTACGATGTTTACTGTATCACCCAGTCCAATAATCTGGTCTGTGGCATCAGGCTCAGGGGTAGCTGATCCATTAGCTAGAACACAATCTAGGACCACTCGTCTGTCGCCACGAAGGATAGACTCTCCGTCAATCATGTCTGAGGTATAGTCATAGAAGTAACCACGAACAGTGTAGTCAGTGTTTGTCTGAGTGACTGTCCCTGTATCACTATCATAAGCACTAGCTACTCTCTTGCGTAGTGTAAGGCTAATACCATGCTCTCTAATCAGTTGGCGTAGCGTATAAGGATCAAACGCCATTTGGTTCATCAGGGATGTATTGTTCCCCTGCCTCTACGTTATCAAACTGCCCAATACTGAAGGCTGGCTTAACTCGGTCTGTATCACTGTTTACAACAGACACATCAGACACAGAGATGCCACCACCAAAAGCACCAAGGGATTTACCGGAGGTCTTCTTACCTTGTGCCTCTACCTGAGAGGCTAGTTGTTGATACTGCTTCGCACGGTCACTGTAGCTGGCCTGTAAGG